TTTCCTCCTTGACAGCAATAACTCGTTTGCGTGTTAATAAAGCCATTAGTAATTACCTTGATTGAGATTGAAGAAGGGAAAAACATCCCAACTCTATTTCAAGAATTTCAATTAATATCATAGAGAATATGCCTTGTTAGGGGTCAAGAAAGACTGCCATAAGCAGTTCTATAGTCAACTTCAAATTCACACATAATTAATCCTGCTGGTTGATCTGCTTCTATTAGTTCAAATGTGGTATTTGAAGGTCTTACATCAATAGACAAACCTCCCAAAGTAGGATCATTTAACATTTTCGTGTGCAAGCTCTCTATCGTCCCGTCAGCCAATTTGTCTGGGACAGTACCTCTTGAAATAACAACTACTCTTACTCGTAAAGTCCAATCGATATGACCTGTAGTTCCTCTGATATCAGGCTGGTCATTAGTCCATTCAACAACAATCAATGGTGACTCTGCTCTGGTAGTAGGTTCTGGTCTAGATCTATAAATGCGAGTTCCGACTCCAGTTGTACCAGCTAAATTAGTTTTGATAGCAGCTAATATTTGTTCTCTTTTACTTGCCATTGTGTACTCCTAAGTTTTTGTTAATGAAAGGATACATAAGAC